TGTCGCCACTAAGAAGCCACTTAGACTCTGAGATACATTGGAACTTTATCATACCACCGATAAATCTTCCATCTGTATCAGCATCCATAGTAAGAATATAGTCAGCTGCTGCTGGAAAATTCCAGCCATCAGTGTCTATGCCCTCATTTAGAGCTTTGACAGTGCCAAGATGATCTTTATCATGTATTGCAACAACGCCTTGATAAGTATCAGCACTTGATGCTGCCGTTACGCTAAAAGTACCAGTAAAAGTAGTACCAACGTGAAACTCATATACTAAACCAGCTTCTGCTGCTGGGAGAGTAATTGCTATACCAGCTGCACGATTCAAAGTATAAATTGTACCTGAATCAGCTGCTAATACAGAATAAGTTGCAACGTCAATGTTGACAATTTTTTGGTTAACTTCACCATAATTGCCACTACTTTCGTTTATTCTATCACTTCTCATTATTCATATCTCCTTATGTTATAGCTTCAAAGTTATACAAACAATGTGTTTCAGGAAGAGTTATTTCAAGACCTGCTTCCGTTAGGATCATGTCTTTACGTAAATCTTCATCTGCCTGCTGAACATTAGTGATAATATGAGTGTCACGATTCTGACCGTTGCCAGAAAGAGGACGATAAGCAACTTGTTGCATATCTACTATCATCATGTAGGCACTTGAAAACTGCCTAAATAAAGGCTCTTTTACAAGATTTAAATCACCATGAATAGTATTTACTCCAAGTATCTTATGACCATATGAGCCCTTTGTATAACTGCTCATATCGAGTTGCTGCATATTGTTAACATCGTAATTTTCCTTCAACAAGCTACCAGCACCGAACTTGTTAAACAAGCTCATAACTGGAAGACCTGCTAAAGCAAGCTTAGCTGATGAACCACCACGTGCAGGATCAAAAATGACTTCAAAGTCAGTTAATAGTCTGTCGTAAGTAAGTTCACCTTCTGCTAAAGTACGATTATAAGCTGCACCAGGTGAGTATGATAGATTGGCATCACCTGATGTTGGTGCACTATTTGCTACAACGTGACCTACGATACCTTCAGTATACTGAATGCCATCGACACGATTACGCTGACCAAAAAGCATTGCACGCTCTATATCAACTTTATGTTCTCTTAGTTTAAGATTCCAGATTCGTTGCCATTCGTTTGCATATCCTCTGTATTTTGTCGCAATTGCAGTATTTGTCATTTCGGCAGCTGTTTTAAAGATTTGGGTATAGCCATAATCATCATCAAGACTTTTTGACCATACATCAGGAGAACCTGATCCCTCTTCAAATGAAGTACCGATAACTTGACACTTGTCATTATTTGACAGAACATTATAGCCAGTACTGAAATCAGAACTTGGCAATGAAATAATTCTACCAGTAAATGTATTAGCTGAACCAGTATCTGTTACAGCCGAATCAATACGGACTGTAGCATAAGATGTTCCGATTGCTGCATCAAGTGTTTGTACCGCAAAAACCATACCTTTTTGTAACCAATTAACATCAGCTGCACTACCAGATTCACTTGTGTCAACAGAAAATGCATATTGTGCACCCGCTGTTACAGCACTCTCACCATTAACGTGAGCTGCTAATTCAAATGTACGAGTTGTCCAGTCGATTTTTGATCTATTCTCTAAGAAACGAAACAGAGAATCATCAGTAGGTTTTTTTGACATTTTATTTAGATATACAAAAAATGGTGACTCTTCTGGCGAAAGTTCTGCGACTCTATCACTAAAATCGTACAATCTCCGTTGATCAGGAGCTGTTCCGACATCAGCACTAGTAGCAGCAGCTGTTATGTTGGACGACTTGAGTTGTCCTGCTGTTATTGCCATTGTTATATCTCCATTTATTTGTTATTAACTAAAACTTCATACTGTCACCAGAGGCTTTAATCCCTTCCCAAATTTCATCAATCTCATTTTTCCTTTCTGGCTGCTGACCCTGTAAAAGACCTGCTGCCTGTGGAGAAGCCTGAGTTTGTCGAACCTTGTCTAAAGGATTCTCTTTTGCAGTCTCTGGAGACTGAGTTACAGCCTGCCACATTTTGATAACATTTTCCAAACCGTATTCAGATGGATGTCTATCAGCAAAGTCAAAGAAGCTGTTAATTTCATTCTCGTCTAATCCTTTAGCGACTAAATCAGAACGAAGATTTGTCCTTCCTTGCTGTGCTTGAATACCACCTACAGCCTGTTCAACTGCACCATTTATGGTTTGCTGCATCTCTTGCATCCTAAATTTATAGGATTTTGATGATGGGTCATTGTAGGCTTCCCAAGGATCAAATTCATCAGGTTTCAATGCAACACGTTCTGTTTTGGGTTCTGACTGACCACTTACCTCATTTAGCACTGTTTGTGCTACATCTGGTCGTGATTCCAAAAATTTCCCAATTTTCTCATATTGCCTTAGATTTTGATTTTCCGCATGTAGTTTATCCTTCTCTGATTGGTGGTACTTAGCTTGAGCCTCCCAATCTGTAGTAGAATTCTCTTGCGTTTCTGTTCCTTCATCTTGCCCTACTTCTGTATCGAGTTGGCCATCATCTTGACTCTCTACAACAGAAGCGATTACGTCTTGATCATTTGCCATGACTTACTCCTTTTTTTACGATTTCTCGGTCTTACGAGCTTGACTACGTTTCTTTTCCGCATCTGTCGCTAAACGTAATTTCTCAGATTCGAGTTTGACCGCATTTGATAATTTATCGATGGAAGTCTTATTTCGAGTTTTGGAGTCATACTCTTGTTCTTTAAGCTTCCCTTGAAACTTAGCAACTTCAACCTGTTTACGTGATTGTACTGATTCACGGTGTGCTGTTTGAAGATCACCACCAAGTTTCTTAATTTGTTTTTGTGCTTGCTGTAGCTGTTTCTGTAATTGTGTAACCTGATCCGTTCTTTCTAGAACACCAGCTTTATCAAATATTTCTGTCTTTTTCAAGGCTTCAACCTTGTCAATAAGACCAGCCTGGAAGGCTTCCATGTATACATTCCATTCACCCCATTTATTAGAGGGCATTGTAGAATTGCCAATAATACGTATATCGAAAGTCCCAACACTTAAATTGTTCTCAATTGTTTGCAGTTCCTTTGTTTTGTCATCATACAGCTTCTTGTTAATTGTATACTCAGTAATATCATTGTTTGGCTGTACAATCCTAAATGTCTTTTTAAAGTCATAATGTGATTTAGCCAAATGGTATATTAGCTTTCCAAGTCTCTTTAGGCTAGCCTCTACATCTCGAAGCTTAGACTTAGAACGTCTTTGTCCAAAATCTTCCATCATCATTGTTCCAGACGATGTTTTGGGAGACGCTTCTGCATTTCCTTGCTGCATCTCAAATATTCCAATGTTTAAATCAATGTAATGTTCCACCATCTGAGGCAGTTGTAGTATTGATCCAGCGAGTGGTTGCGGAGAGGGAAAGTGAGGTTCTCCAAATGAAGCGTCATATTCAATCGTTGCATTGGGATTCGCCCAATCACGTTCAAGTTCCTCTATGTCCTGCACAGAGCCTTGTGGTATTAACAATTTCAATCCTGACGATGCCTGTGCATGCGAGGTGATCAAAGACATAACTTTATTCAAGAACCTCTGAAATCCCTTATTTTTGCGAACATCACTCATTGGATATGGAGTATTAGTCCAAATATTAGGCACAGGCACTAAGGGGAATATATTTGTATCAAGTACTTTTTCATATAAAACAACTTGACCTACAACACATGTACACTTAATGCGTGTTTGCTGTACCTCTACAATGTCAAATTGGCCATTATCAAATGCTTCTTGCGTGTTATTGTCAGCTAAGAGCATCTGTAAGCCTTTGTCATCTAAAATCTTTTCTGTTCCACTCTGCATGTCCGCTACACGATAGAAAGGAACTTTTACCTTTCTAAAATCTTCTATAATTCTGTATTTCTCAGCATTTTCACCCCAATCATAGTCTTTTGCACGATCTGGGGTAATTGATCCACCCTCATGTCTATTCTGAGAGGAAGGATAATCTTCGTCTGCCATTCCGAGATTTTCAATACTATCAATTAAAGCATTACCCTCTTCGTCAGGCTCTCCAAGCATAGGATAATTATCTAAAAGCTGCATTCTCGTAAGTATAGTTGAAAGCTGCATACCACATGCATCATCAAACCATTTGTTTCTACTGTTAGGGTCAACAACGACACGGAACGGATCAACGTATGTAAATTTTACCTCTCCACGACCATAATCATCTTCAGGGTCTATATATCCATAAAAATAACCAAGACCAGCTACAGAGAAATCATGAATGACTTGTTTGAAGACTTCATCGCCATCAGAGTTATCCCAAATATATTCTAAGATTGTTTTCCAAACATTAGCAAGCCTAACATCAGAATCTTCTCTGCCTACGGCAGAAAATTTTGGAGGCTTAGAAGTGATAATTGCTTTAAACTGCTCAATAGCAGCATATAACCTGTCAATGGGGAGTCCCATTTGATTTCTTTCTGCCAGGGCAGCTGCCTCTTTATCTGTAAAATGATTGCCTAGATAAAAGTCTATATCTTCTCTGGCTTGAACATCCCACTCGCTACGAGCATTATACCACTTGTCATAGCGTTCTTTTATCTCTTGTGCCCTCTTATCCTGTTCTATCATATGCTTAAATTTACCATTTATATATTCTCTCCTACAAAATTATGCCCGCTTGCCCGTTATCCAATTATAAGCCTTGCGTGCCTTCATATAAGTTCCATCTTTCTGTTTTTCTTTTTTCTTATTTCCAGCCTTTGGATTTCCTCTAGCATACTGCGTTGCTAACCAAAAGGCATCAATGGTATCATCGTGAGAGCCTTTGGGAAAATCCAAAAGCTCGCCAATAAACTCATGATGTAGTTTTTTAAGATGTACAGCCCCAGCTTTGAACATTGGCTGTAATCCCTCGAAGAGTCTGTCTTTTTTCTTCTGGGTGTAGCCTTTAATGCCTTTTTCAATGCCTGGAACGAAAAGCCCTTCTTTTTTACTACGCTTTTGAACATAGTCTCTAAGCATTTCCTGATATGCAATAGTTTCTATATTTACCCTTCTTACGGGGCTATACCTTTTAACAATCTCAAAAATCTTGTCAGCACATTCCATCGGGAGGACTCGCTCACGCCAATACTCAATAACATAGTAATCGTACTCCGCAGTAACTCCAAGAACCATGATAACACTATAATCATTCCTGCTAGAAACAGTTGAAGCGGGATCGACACCAATATAAATATTAACAAACTCAGTGTGTCCGTCATCAAATTTAATGTACCAGCTATCTGATGCTTCTTCAAATCTAATATTCCCCCTATAAAGTGCTTCATTAATATCTTCCTCTGCAAAAATCTGATCTTCTGGTGATTTTGCCTGATTCATATACTCCTGATAGAACTTTGCAGGAGTGCCACTATCAATATAGAACTGTTTACGATCTTCTAACTTCTTTAATGGCCACCGAGATGGCCAAATAGGTGCACCATCTTCAATTGCTTTTTTGGTGTAGACATTCCAAGAATAGTCTTCGCCACTCTTTTCCGCATCCCTAGCACCTGTAACCAGTCCGTTTAAGAAGGAATCCCAGTGAACGATAGTTCCATTACACCAAAGAAAGCCATTCTTGTCAAAGTCGATTGCCGGAAATACGGCTGCTGTTACCCAGTTCTTGATTTGTTGTCTAGCTTCAGGCGTTTTCGTATTTAGCTCTGATTCAAAGTCATCAAGCACCATTCCTGTAAATCGAGTCGAAAGCTGCTTTTTACCTCTGAGACGCTGATTTGCACCCTTGGCTATCATCCTACAGCCATTAGTTAGCGTAAACTCGGCTTTCGTCCATTTGTTCCCCTGAAGGTCTCCAAAATAGTGATGAATTGCTGGATTTTGCTCGATATGGGTCATAACCCAATTTAAGTTATCAATTGCCTGATCTTGGGCTTCACCAATCCAGGCGATAAATTCAGGCTTATCTTTCTCTGCAAACAGGAAGCGATGCAAGATCGCTGTGGCAGCTAAGGTAGATTTAGCATGATCTCGTGGAAGAACCAGTCCAAGTTGTTGTTTGCTCTTGTCTAAAAGAAGCTTTCCCACCTCCACATGAAAATCAGGGGTTGCAGAGGCGAGAAAGTCTTGAGGAGAGAAAAGTTTCCCAAATACTATTAAATCATCATGAGCTCTAGCTAAAAGCTCGTCCTGGTTGGAAATGCTTCCATGTAGGTTTAAATTAGCCAATTAGTTCCTAATGTGCTCCATTGTCAATGAAATATAGGCATGTACAAGCTCAGTCATGTATTTTAGGTCTACCCACATGCAAAACATGAAATATGCTGTAGCAGCCATCCATATAAGCATTAAAAGTTTTCCTAGGTCACTCTTCATCGTTTATTGTTATATGTGTACATATACCCTCTTCACAGTCGTAATTTTTAAAATGTCCAGTATGAAAGTGATCTATATCACAATATTTAGGACAAAATCCATATCCTACAATTCTAACCATTAAAGTGTCTCCCCCAGAGCCAAGCGGGTAAGGTTTTGGCTTTTCCCTGTCTGATTCGTATCCTATCAAACTTGCAATTAAAATAAGATGTAATGCTGTTGCTAGGCTCACTTCTTACCAAATACATAAGCTCCTATGTTTAAACATCCGAGTATAAATATGAATAATGCACCGCCTATATGCCATAAGTAGAGGTTGTAAAGCCCCACAAACAGGTTGATTAAGCGAGCAGCATCCCTTTTTGTCACTTGAGTTCAAAATGAGGAAAGTCATCGAAGCGGTTGTCTACAACTTGAAAGTCCTGATCCCAGTCACCGCCCCAGCGTAAGTTTATGTCCATCTGAC